CTTCTTTTTTCGCCAGCATTTATCTTAAAAGTTCAAAAAAAATACACCCGACCTTGATTTTTGGGTGTAAAAAAGGGTGTAAATTTCGTAACTACTTGATTTACACCCTTTGCTGCGGAGAGAGAGGCTCTAAAACCCATCATTCCACAAGATGCCACGAAGTACCAAAAACCCTTGTTTGCAAGCATTTCAACTTTGTTCGTGATATTGGAGAATACCACGAAATGCCAAAATGTTGCCACAAAATCGTGTACAAATTCGTGTACCTGATTTTTGGTGTATTGAATCGTGTACATCATAAATCATCAAACTTTGTCATTGCACGGGCTTTCAATTCATCGACAATCTTAACATAAGGTTTCATTGCAGAAAAATTTGAATGTCCCGTCCACTTCATTATCACTTCACTTGGAATCCCAAGTTGCAAGGCGGTAACAACAAATGTTCGCCGCCCGCAATGGGTTGTGAGCAATGCCCACTTTGGCAACACTTGTTCCATTCGCTTGTTTCCTTGAAAATAGACAATCCGTGTCGGTTCGTCAATGCCACACACTTGCCCAAGAACTTTCAAGGCTTCATTCATCTTCACGTTTGATATTACAGGCAACGCCAAATCACCCGGAAATGGGATTTCCTTGTATTTGTCAAGAATCGCTTGTGAATGCTTGTTCAATTCTATTCGCAACCCGTCATTCGTTTTCTTGGTTACAACCTCAATGAACCCGCCCTTGATGTCGGTTCGTTTCAGCTTTGCAACGTCCGAATATCGAAGCCCGGTGAAGCACGAAAACAAGAACACGTCCCGGACACGTTCAAGCGATGCTTGTGTGGGCAAGAATTGGTGGTTTTCCAACGTCTTGATTTCGTCTTGGGTCAAATATATTATTTCTTTGGAATTGCCGTCAATGCCTTTGATTTTGGGCTTGAACGTGTTGTGTGAAGTTCCATTGTAATATCCTTTGTTTGCCGCCCAACGTAAGAACCAACGCACGAATGCAAGATGCTTTGCAATGGTAGTGTTCCGCATTTCCTTTTTATTCAGGAATTGGAAGTATTCTTGCATCTTGGAATCGTCTATTTGAGGGAAAGACAAGATGGGGTCAAAGTCTTTCAGGTGTCGCCGTATGGCTGCAAACTTTTCGTATGTCGATGCCGTCCATTGGTTTTGCTTTCCCATCGTTTCGGTGAAGATGTCGAACACCCGAAACAAATTATCGTGTTCGTCTGCAAGACTTGCATTTGTCGGGGTCTTTCGCCCCACCATATCGTTGAACAAGTCCTTGACTTCACCGGGCGTTGGAATGCGTTTTTCCAACAGTTCAAACCGGGCAAAAATTTCGTTCATTACCGATTTCCATTCGTCAATGGTTCGGTTTATGTCGGTGGCATATTCACAGGACGGCAAGGCACATTGGTTTTCCATATCCCAATCGGCGGTGTCTATATTATGCCCGGTTGGGAAATCAATTGGTGTTTGTCCACGCAAGGTTACACGCATACGGATTGCAAGGTTTTTGGAATCACCTTTGCCCCTTTTGTGCAACAAGAATTTCACGCCCCTTTGAATGTGCATTATTTTTCGTTTTTAAGCATTTTACCACGTCCAAGCAACAACCATTCAGCCGACACGCCAAAGTCCGTGCAGATGCCCGCCAACGCATCAATATCAATCATTTTATATGTCATTTCGTCAAGCGGCTTTTCCAAGTCGTTCTTTATGCGTGAATACTTGGTTCGGTTCAGCTTGTGAGATTCGCAAAAGCCTTTCAAGCCATTAACCGCCCCCAATGATATTGCCATTTCCAAGGCTTCAAAGAATCGGCGTTGGATTGACAAGGCTTGTGGATTTATTGATTTTTTCATTTTGTCAATCTTTTTACTTTTACCGTTGAACTTGAATTTGGTGTTCGACCCTGAATTTCCAAAGTCGCATTATTCTTTTCGCCAAACGTGAAATGAATGTCAAGATTCCACCCGCGAGGTTCGGAAATGTGGGCGGATTGGGTTTGTGGGTCATATTCCCACGTTCCTTGCTTGCTGATGTCCTTGTTCCCTTGTTCATTCAAGGTGTATTGGGTATATGTTTGAATGCCGGAATTGTCAGCTTGTGCAAATTCATAATGTATCGCATCAAGACCATACACCGGGACAAAATACCCATCGGAACAAAGAAACGCGGTTTGTTGCCACACGCCCGAAATGTCGGACAATTGAATTTCGGGTTCATCGTCATTGATGCTTTCGGAACACGCGCACGCACATACGCACGCACACATCAATAATATATTGCGAATCACCCTTTCCATTGTTCCATCTTCTTTCGATATTCGACAACCATTGCATCGAATTGGGCTTTATCCACCTTGCACGTTGCTTCACCATTCAGGTTTGCCAATTCGAGTGCATCAAAGATTTCTTGTGGCATTACCGAGTAATAAGACGGGTTGCCGTAATAGTCATTGACCTTGATTTCAACCATTGTTATTCCCTTTCGTTAAGTTTCCGATTATTTCCAACAGCTTGTCGATGTGTTCTTGGGCTTTCACCAATGATGCTTCTTTCATTGATAGAATTTCCAACAACTTGTCCATATCGGCGGGGTTTATCGTTACGTTGTTGCCGTTGATGTTGTTTCCATTCACGTTTGTTTGTTCACCGCCCCCGGCATATCGTTGTGGTTTCAATACCAAATCACGCAAAATTGCGTGTTTTGACTTTGGGATTGTTGAACCTGATTCCCAATTTTGGACGGTTCGGGGGTGAACACCCACCATTTCGGCAAGTTGTTCTTGGGATATTCCCAACTTTTCACGAATTTTTTTAATATCCAAATCGTTCATATTCAATCAATTATATTTTGATGTGAAAATTTACACGCAAAATTGTGTGAAAAAGTTTGGTAAAACACACAATATGCCGTATCTTTGCACTTGTAAAGTTTGACAATGCAAAATTAAAGCAAAGACAAACATTTGCAAATAGCAAAATTACGTCATTTTAGCGAAAACGCCAAAAAACGACACGAAAAATTGCACATTTTTAATTCATAAAGATATGAGTAAAGAACTATTTTCATTCAACAAGGGGTGGTCGCAAGTTAAGAACGGCGACATTCCCGAATGCCGTAAAAAACTGATGGCGGCATTGAACATCAAGACAAGGGCGGCTTTTCTTAACCGCTTGAAAGGTGATGTCGAACCGAAAGTTTCGGAAGTTAAGGCAATCGAAGATGTGTTTGCCGAATATGGTGTTACCGATGTTTGGGGTGCGGCATAATGGACGAAGCAAAAAACCTTACCAAACGCGAATCCGAAATTGCTGAATTATTCGCTTGGGGCGCAAGCAAGAAAGACATTGCAAATCGCCTTTTCATTTCGGAACGGACTGTTGAGAATCACACCCGGAACATATATGAAAAAACGGGGTGTTCCAAGGTCAATGAATTATCCGCGTGGTGGTTTTGCACAACATTCCACATTTCCTTTGACTTGTCGCCATTCAAACGTAACGCAATCACGGTGGTAATGCTTTTATTGATGATTCCGCAAATGATTGACTTTGACAATGTGGCAGTCAGGACACGCACCAACACTTGCCGAATTGTGCGGTCGGTTCGCACAAGAAGAAAATCCGAGAACGACAATGCAACGGTCGATTTCGTAATGTAGAACTTTAACAATTAAAAATTTCGCAACAATGAAAAAGAGTGAACTAATGAAACAAGTAAGAATGTCCATCGTGGGCATATTGGGGTGCATTGCATTGATATTGATGTGTGGCGAACCCATCGAAGAAGAAACGTGGTTTCGTGTATTCTTCATAACAAAGGGGCTTGCATTCCTGATTGGTTATATCACATACGTTCTTTGTGTTCGTTGGGAATCCAAGGGTTTATTGCCCGAAATGGACGAAGAAGTTTAATTGCCAATGATAAGAATTGACCCAAATACAAGGATTATTGACCTTACGGTTGGCGAACTGATGGAATTGTTGGAAACAATCAAGACAACGCCACAGGAAGCACCAACAAAGCCCGAAAAAAGGTTGGTTTATGGTATTGCCGGGATTGCTCAATTATTCAATTGTAGTATGACAACGGCAAACCGCATCAAGGCAAGCGGACGAATCAACCGGGCGATAATGCAGAACGGGCGAACCATCGTGGTTGATGCCGACCTTGCTTTGGAACTTTATAATAATAACAAATAATATCGCAACAATGAAACAAGTAATTTTGAAATCCATTACCCTTTGCAATTTCAAGGGTGAAAAGGAACGGACAACCAATTTCAATGCCGATGTTACGACAATTACAGGCGGCAACGGAATGGGAAAATCAAGACATTTCGATGCTTTCATTTGGCTTCTTTTCGGTAAGGACACCCAAGACCGAAAAGATTATGAGGTGAAAACACGTGTCAATGGTGAAGAATTGCACAATGTAGAATGCAGTGTGTCGGGCGTGATTGTCGTTGATGGCGAAGAAATCACCTTGAAACGTGCATTCGTTGAAGATTGGGTGAAGCCACGTGGACAAGTGGAAAGAGTTTTCAAGGGCAACCACACCGAATGTTGGTGGAACGAAACCCCGGTGAATGTTGGTGAGTACACCAAGCGAATTGAAGCAATCATTGATTCTTCATTGTTCAAGATGATAACCAACCCGGCATTCTTTGTCAATATGAATTGGAAGTTGCAACGTGAACAACTGTTTCAGCTTGCCGGAACAATCACCGATGCCGAAATTGCTTCACAAAAGCCCGAATTTGCCGCCTTGCTTGACAAGGTAAGTGGCAAATCGCTTGCGGACTTCAAAGCCGAATTGTCGGCACGAAAGAAGCGATTGAAAGATGAATTGGCACAAATCCAACCAAGGATTGACCAAACCCACAAGATGAAGCCCGAAAATGAAGATTTCCACGAAATTGAAATTGAAATTGAAACCATCGACAAAGAGATTGCAGAAATCGACAAGGCGATTGCCGATGTAACCGCCGCAATCCGTCGTCAGTACGAAGCGGAACAAAGCAAGCAACGCAAGGTAAACGCCTTGAAGTCGGAATGCCAACAAATCGTGTTTGATGCCAAGACAAAGGCACAAGATGCAGCCTTTGAAGCCAACGCAAGCCGACGGGAACTTGAAAGCCAAATCAAGGACAAGGAACGTGCGATTGAGGGTGTACGCAAAGAAATCACCAATGGACAAGTTGAGATTGCAAGGATTCATCGTGAAATCGAGGGAATCAAGACCGAACAAGACAACTTGCGCAACGAATGGTTTGCCGAAAATGAAAAGGCATACAATGGCGAAACAACTTGCCCACATTGCGGTCAGGACTTACCCGAAGATATGGTTGCGAAAGCCCGTGAGGTTTTCACCAAAGCACAGGCGGACAAATGCGATGGCATAAGCACCAAGGGCAAGCAGCTTGGCGAAAAGGTGGCGACACTTGAAGCAAAGGTTGTTGAAATCAAACAGGACGTGGAGAATGCAACCAAGAACAAGGAAACATTGTGCGCGGAACTTGAAGCACTCAAAGCAAGGTTCTTGGAAATCCCGGTTGTCGATGCCGCCGCCGTTGTTCCTGAACTGATACCCGAATGGGCTGCAAAGCAAAAGGAAATTGCAGACCTTGAAGCCACCATTGTAACCGACAATTCAGGTGTGGACACAACCGAATTGCAGAACCAAAAGGCGGATTTGAACAAGAAACGTGGCGACTTGGTGGCTCGCCTTGCAAAACGTGATACAATTGCACGTTGCGAAAGGGAAATTGCAGACCTTGAAGCCAAAGGAAAGACCCTTGCACAGCAAATCGCCGATGCAGAACGTGAAGAATACACCGTTGAGCAATTCACCAAAACAAAGGTCGAAGAATGCGAAAACCGCATCAATGCGATGTTCAAGTTTGTATCGTTCCGCTTGTTTGATTACACCATTGAGGGCAACCCGGTTGAAACGTGCATTGCAACCGTTGGCGGTGTTCCTTATGGTTCAGCGAACACAGCAAGCAAGATGAATGCGGGTCTTGACATAATCAACACGTTATGCAAGTTTTATGGTGTATGCGCCCCGATATTCATTGACAACCGCGAATCGGTCAATGAACTTGTGGAAACCGAAAGTCAAATTATTAACCTTGTCGTGAATCACGACAATTTCTTAACAATTAAATAATTATCGCAACAATGGAAAAGAACTTTGAAAAAGGCGAATTTCTTACCAAGGTGGAAGATTTCGCAAAGAGTATGTCAGAAATGACAAGTGAACGTGAGGGTGTAAAACGTGGCTTGATTGTCCTTGCCGTTGAAAAGGTCGATGGCGAAAGTGGTACAAAGTCAATTATCACGGTTTCGGGTAATAGTGAAAAACTTGCCGAATTGGTTGCAGAATTTGCAACACAAGATGCAACAAGACCACTTGTTTCACAGGGCTTGAAACTTGGCACAATTAAAACCATCGTTGAAAAATTCGGGGGGGGGGGGATTTAACAATTAACCTATTCATCAACAATTAAATTCATTCGTTATGAACGAAATGCAGAAAATAAATGGCGGTGCAATGGTAGTTGCACAACCTCAAAACCAAGTCGGGTTCAACTTCTTTGACCCGGAACAATTCAACACAATGCAACGTGTGTGCAAGTTGTTCGCAAATTCGGAACTTGTGCCGGATATGTACAAAGTGAAGTACGAACAAATCCCGGTCGGAGCTGATGAAAACACCATCAACGCAATCAAGTTCAAGAACCAAATCGCCGAACACAAGGCGGTTGCCAACTGTATGATTGCAATTGAGATTGCAACCCGAATCGGGGCTTCACCTTTGATGGTTATGCAGAATATGACACCTATTTACGGCAAGCCGTCGTGGTCGTCAAAGTTCCTTATCGCAACCGTGAACACTTGCGGACGTTTTGAGCCATTGCAATTCAAGTTCACCGACAAGGGAATGTGTGGAATGGTTGATTATACCGATTACGTGTGGGATAGTGCTTCACGCACCAAGAAGCCCGTTACAAAGCAATTTGACGGCAAAAAGGTGATGAACATTGAGTGTGTGGCATACACCACCAAGAAAGGTTCAACCGATGTTTTGGAAAGTTCCCCGGTATCAATCGAATTGGCAATTCAAGAGGGTTGGTACACCAAGAACGGTTCAAAGTGGCAGACGATGACAAAGCAAATGTTGATGTATCGTGCCGCATCATTTTGGACAAGTGCTTATGCGCCCGAACTTTCAATGGGTATGCGTACCGTCGAGGAGCAACAGGACATTTATGTGGACTATCAAGACGTAACGGCAACCGAGGTTGAAACCGAAAAGAAAGAGAACGCCAACAAGGTTGCTATCGGTGCAGACCTTGCCGACGGTAAGGACACCACCGCGAAAACCGTTGTGGACACCGAAACGGGCGAAATCAAAGAGAGTGCAACCGAAACACCAACCGATGAACCGAAAGCGGCACAAAAGCCGAATCCGGGATTCTAAACAAGTAAATCCGAAAGGTTATGGAATTGAAAATTTTGGGTTCAAGTTCAAAGGGCAATTGTTACTTGCTTGACAATGGGAAAGAATGTTTGATGATTGAATGTGGCGTTGCGTTCAAGGACGTGCAAAAGGCGGTGAATTTCGATATTTCGCGCATTTGTGGTGTCATAATATCACACGAACACGGCGACCACGCCAAACACGTCAAAAAGTGCCTTGAATCACGCATTCCCGTGTATGCTTCACAAGGAACACTTGATGCACTTGGCATTTCCCCGACCCGTAATGTGCCGAACTTGGTTTGCCGAATGGGTGAATTGACAATTCAGCAGATAGGCAAATTCAGGGTTCAGCCATTTGCAACCCAACACGATGCCGCCGAACCTTTCGGGTTTCTTATCTATCACCCTGAATGTGGAATGGTCTTGTTTGCGACCGATACATATTACTTGCATTACACCTTTGATGGCTTGCACAACATCTTGATTGAATGCAATTATCGCCAAGACATATTGGATTCCAATGTTGAATCGGGCAAGATACACCCGGCAATGAGGACAAGAACAATGAAAAGCCATTGCAGCTTTGACACTTGCCGGGAAACATTGCTTGCCAACGACTTGTCGAAAGTGAACAACATTGTGTTGATTCATCTTTCGGACGGAAACGCCAATGCAAACGAGTTCAAGCAAGGAATCATTGAAGCCACAGGCAAGACCGTTCACGTTGCAGAAAATGGAATGACAATCAAGAATTTTAATGTATCACCATTCTAAAAGTATGTATCGAATTTTATTATCAACAAGGGGAAAGGCTTATGCTTATAATCTTGGCGACAATTGTACCAACGACCCCGAAGATTTCACCGAACAAGTGAGTGGATTTGTGGAGCAAGGCGATGTGATTGTTCTTGTATCTGATTTAGAAGATGCACAAGAAAAGTTGCCGGAATATGATATTGAAGAAGTGTTCAACGATTAAAAATTTATTAAAATGAAAAAGTTTGTATTGATTCAAAATGGAAAAGAAGAACCCGTTGGAAAGTATGCGACCAAGGCGGAAGCCGCCGACGTGATGGAACAAATCATTGACGACAACAACGATGATTTGGATTCGGACGATGAAAATTATTTGACCGCCTTTGATTTCCGCCTTGAAGAAGTCGAGGTTGAAGAAATCAACGAAATTGTGTTGTCGTTTGATGATGCCCGTGCATACCTGAATGGTAAGCCGAACAACGACTTCACCGTGTCGAAAAAGGTTTTGTCCGGCAATTGCGTTCAGCTTGCAGACGTTGCGCGTTTGGTTCAGGACGTGAACCCAAATCACATCAAAGCACTTGTTGCCCTGAACGAGTTATTCACCATTGCAGAGGCTTGGAACAAGGCGGACAACTTTGTTCCTGATTTCAGCGATGCAAGCCAAACCAAGTATTTCCCTTGGTTTGTATATGACAAAGGGGCTGCGGGGTTCGTGTCTGCGTATCCGCATGCGGCGACGAATACGTCTGCGTCTGTCGGTTCTCGGCTTTGCTTCAAAACACGAAATCGAGCAATCCAATTCGGAAAACAGTTCGTGGGCTTGTACAACCAAGTTTTCTTGCTCAATAAGTAAAATGTATCACTATAAAACATAATCGAGTTATGGAAAGAGAACTTGGACAGGAATACAAGAATCTTGCGCAACGTGAAGCATTCTTGAAAGACAATTGCGATGCTTGCGAACAAAAAGGCTATATGAAGCCATACACCCCGGAAGAATTGCAAGGACACAAAGAGAAACTTGCCAATGTTTCGATTGAGATTGCCGAAATCGAAGCCGAAAAGAAACAAGTTGAAGCCGACTTCAAGGGACGTTTGAAACCCTTGAAAGAATCAAGGGCAATAATGGTTTCCAACATCAAGTCAAAAGCGGAATACGTGAACGAAGTGTGTTACCGCTTCACCGACCAAGAAACCAAGGAAACCGGGTATTACAACAAAGAGGGCATTTTGGTTGAGTGCCGCCCGGCAACGGCTGATGAACTACAACCAAACATCTTTTCGATGGTGAGAAAGACAGGAACAAATGATTAACTTTTAATTTTTGAAGAATATGCAGAACGAAAAAATGCAAATCAATCTTGCACCCGGAATGACAACCGCCGAAGTAATCTTGCGTGAGGGTGCAGCCGTGAAACAGCTTGAACCGAAAGCACCCGTAAAAACCGACCTGAAAGGCGTTATCGGTTGCGTGGTTGAGTACCTAACAAAGCGAATCAATGTTGGTCAGTTCGCCCAAAAGGATTGCCACATTCTTATCGACCGCGACAACGTGGAAATCACCTTGATAACCAACGAAGCGGACGAATACACACGTGGAAAGGTTGTCGGCAAATTGAGTTACAACCCGAAGTTCGTTGAGTTTGGAATCAACCGAAACAAAGTGTGGACACCAACCAAACTTGGCTTGTTTATCAAGATGAACCGTGCATTCTTTGCAGACCGCCAAACCAATATGGCGTTGGTTTCAACCCTGATGAACTTTACCGCCACCGTGAACAACAAGATTGAACGTGCAGTTGCCGAAAATGGCAATCGTACCGACAATTTCGCCCAAGTGGTCAATTCCAACTTGCCGGATTCGTTCACCATTCAAATGCCGATATTCAAGGGAATGCCCGCCGAAACAATCGAGGTCGAAACCTTTGCACAGGTGAACGGACGTGAAGTTGCATTTGTGCTTCTTTCACCGGGCGCACAAGCAACACTTGAAGATTTACGCGACAAGGTGATTGATGATGAAATTGCAAAAATCAAAGAGATTGCACCCGAAATCGCAATCATTGAAATTTAGTGTACAACGCCCCCGACTTGCCCTTTGGTGGGTCGGTGGGCTTAATTCTCGCAACAATGAAAGATACATTTTATTTTCAACACGATTATAACGCAAGGAACGACCCAAAGATTATCAAGTTGATGCGCGTTCACGGTCTTGCGGGTGTTGGTGCGTATTGGTGCATTGTTGAATACTTGTACCAAAATGGCGGTAAGCTGAAATTGGAAGAATGCGAAAGTATTGCATTTGCATTGCATACGGATTGCAATTGCATTACAAGTGTTGTGCAAGACTTCGACTTGTTCCAAAATGATGGTGTGTGTTTTTGGTCGGAAAGCATCAATAAACGTGTAATTCGCCGTCAAGAGATAGCCGAAAGCCGTAAAAAAGCCGCCGAAGCACGTTGGAAAAATGCAAGTGCAATGCAAATGCAATGCAACGAAATTGACTTAAATAATAAAGATATAAATGATATATCTTGTCTTAAAAGACAAGAGAGTGAAACCGATGTTTCACCCAAGGTCGATTTTGAACGAATCATAAATTTATATCATTCAATTTGTCAATCATACCCGCGTATTATCAAGTTGTCGAAAGCCCGAAAACAAAAGGTTGAAATCCGCTTTATGGACGAAATGAAAGGTGATTGGGCGATGCTTGAAACCGTATTCAGGAAAATGGAAGAATCAAAGTTCTTGCGTGGCGACAATCCGCGTGGTTGGAAAGCGACTTTCGATTGGCTTTTCACCAATGACAAGAATTGGTGCAAGGTTGCAGAGGGCAACTATGACAACCGCGTTGAGAGTGGGAAAAAGACAGTACCAACCGCAAAACCGAATGAAGAATGGCAATAGACATCAAAAAGGCTTTGGATATGGTCAAGGAACGTGGGTTGTTCCAAGGCATTTCCCGGTTCAAGTACAATGGTGAGGGTTACGACCTGAACGAATCGTTGCAGCTTGTCGAAGCCATCGGAAAACAACGAAACCCAAGATTCGTGATTGATGATGAAAACCGCTTCACGTATGAAAATATTGTCAAATGGTTGCATTGCGACCCGACAATGAAAGCGATTCACCCAACCACAAAACAAGAAGTTCCGGGGGATATGTACCGGGGAATATATATCGCCGGAAATACGGGTTCGGGCAAGTCTTGGTGCTTGGAAGTGATGTTGGCTTATGCTGATTTGTTCCACTTCAAAATCAAGTATGGCGGTGATGATGCGCGTATATGGTGGCGAATCGCAAGGGCTGATGAAATCGTGGCAAGGTTCGTTGAAACAACTTCGATTGACGAATACAAGAAAGCAAAACTTCTTTGCATTCAGGATTTCGGGGCGGAACAATTGGAAGCCGTCGCAATGGGCAACCGAATGAATGTCTTGCGAACCTTGCTTGAATACAGGGGCGACCGTTCCGATTGCCTTACAATGATAACATCGAACTATTCGTTGAAGAATCCAACCTTGACGGAAAGTTACGGTGAACGTGTAACAAGCCGATTGATGGAAATGTGCAATTACTTTGAAATCAAGGGCAAGGATAGACGAAAACTTTAATTAAAGCAATAAAATGTCGTGATTATTAACAATTTAACTTTATACTATTATGGCAAGCGACATAATGATACAACAAAACGTGGTCTATAAGACCGAAAAGGGAACGCCCGTAACGGATTCCTTGAAAGTTGCGGAAGTGTTCGGAAAACAGCATAAGAACATTATGCAATCCATTCGTAACATCTTGGGGTCGGCTGAAAATTCAGCCCACCACCGTTGGTTCTATGAATCAACATATTGCGATATACAAGGGAAAGAACGCCCGATGTTCATAATGAACCGCGATGGGTTTTCGTTGCTTGCAATGGGCTTGACCGGGGCAAAGGCAATGCAATTCAAGGTAGGATTCATTGAACAATTCAATGCAATGGAACGGGTGGTTCGTCAGGTGATGCAACCAACCACCCCGGCAATACCTCAAACATTCGCGGAAGCCTTGCGCCTTGCAGCTTCACAGGCTGAACAAATCGAGCAACAACAAAAGAAGATTCAAGCCGATGCACCCCGTGTTCTATTCTCGCAAGCGGTTGAAACGTCCGAAAAGTCGGTGTTGATTGGCGAACTTGCCAAGATTATATGCCAAAATGGTGTGGACACGGGCGAAAAACGCCTTTTCGCTTGGTTGCGTGAAAACGGTTACTTGTGCCAATTCGGTGAAAGATACAACCAACCGACCCAAAAAGCAATGCAAATGGGGTTATTTGAGATTAAGAAAACATCAATACAGTTGCCAAATGGCGAAACCATCATTTCCAACACCACCAAGGTAACAGGAAAAGGGCAAGTGTATTTCGTGAATAAATTTCTTCATAACAATCAAAAGAGTTTACCAAAATGAAAATCTATGTATCGGGAAAAATAAGTGGGTTGCCTTATGCCGATGTGCAAGAACGGTTCGATGATGCCGAAGCATTATTGACCGAACTTGGCTTTGAGGTGGTGAACCCCTTAAAAAATGGTCTTGACAAAGACGTGGAGTGGGAAAAGCATTTGTGTAAGGACATCGAAATGCTGTTGGGTTGCGATGCAATCTATATGATGGACAATTGGGTTGATTCAACCGGGGCTTCAATCGAATATGACGTTGCAATGAGGACAGGAAAGGACGTGTGGTTTGAATCCAACGTGGTAAGAAACAACCTTGTCGTGATGAAGATTCAAAACGCAATTCACGAAGCAATGGGATTGAAGTTTAATGATTATATCACCAAGTCCCGGAAACGTGATGGATTCTTTGCAAGAATGATTTTCGTGTACCATTGCAGACAAAACAAAATGCGTCTTATCAAGATTGCGGAGTATGTGAAACGCGACCATTCGACAATGCTTCATCTTTTGAAGAAGTATCAAGATGATTTCAATTACAATCCGCAGTTCCGAGAAATAGCAACAAAAGTGAACAATATATTAAATAAAACAAGCGAATAATGCACAAATTTGATTACCGTTGGACGTTGAAAGAAGCCAACTTCACAAAAGACAAAGGAACGGTCTTTTCGTGCTTTTCTTGTGGGGGGGGGTCGTCAATGGGCTATAAATTAGCGGGTTACGATGTAATCGGCTGCAATGAGATAGACCACCGAATGATGTACACCTATTGTCAAAACAACAACCCCAAGTTCCCATTCCTTGAACCAATACAGACTTTCAAGGAAAGAACGGATTTGCCACCCGAATTGTTTAACCTTGACATCTTGGACGGTTCACCCCCTTGTTCCACCTTTTCAATGGCGGGAAGTCGTGAAGATGCTTGGGGAAAGATGAAACATTTTCGTGAGGGTCAGGCGGAACAAGTCTTGGACACATTATTTTTCGACTTCATCGACCTTGCAAAGAAGCTGCAACCAAAAGTTGTTGTTGCGGAAAACGTGAAAGGTTTGTTGCTTGGTGAAGCGAAAGACTATGTAAGGCGAATTTATGAGGGGTTCGATGATGCCGGGTATTATTGCCAACATTGGTTGCTTGATGCTCAAAATATGGGTGTACCACAAAGGCGTGAACGTGTTTTCTTTGTGTGTTTGCGGAAAGACCTTGCCGAACCGTTCTTGGAACGTGTGTCATTGTTTGAAGAAGCACCAAGAATGAAGATGGAGTTTAACGAAAAGCCAATCTTGTTTGGTGAGGTTGCCGACTTTTCAGGACGTGAAGCAAATTCAAAGGTGATTCGCACATTGTGGGAAAATAGAAAATACGGCGATACAAACCAAGGTGATGCAAACGAAAGATTGTATGGCAAAGGGTCAAATTTCAATCAAGCATACGTTTACACCGACAAGATTTGCCCAACATTGGCAAGTAAAGAAACGTGCTTGATTCACTTTGACCAACCAAGATTTCTTGGACAAAGCGAAGTTTGTTGCATTTCATCATTCCCGCAAGATTACAACTTTGGTGGTCAATCACCGCATTACGTTTGCGGAATGTCAGTTCCACCCGTTATGATGGCGCAAGTGGCGAATCAAATTTGGGAACAATGGTTATCAAAAATTTAGAAATAAATGTATCACTATAAAACAAAAGAACAATGAAATTAGTATTTTTCGACCTTGAAACAACAGGAGTGAACCCCGGCAAGAATGGCATTCATCAAATATCCGGGCAAATAGTGATTGACGGCGTTGTGAAAGAATCATTCGATTTTCACGTTCAGCCGAACCCCAAGGCAATAATCGAAGATGAAGCCTTGAAAGTGGCGGGCGTTACCCGTGAACAAGTGATGGCATACCCACCAATGCGTGAGGTGTACAACCAATTTGTCGGAATGCTTGCCAAGTACGTGAACAAGTACGACAAGAAAGACAAGTTCTTTTTGGTCGGTTACAACAATGCAGCTTTCGACAACCAATTTTTGCGTGGATTCTTCTTGCAGAATGGCGACAATTACTTTGGTTCGTGGTTTTGGTCGAACACCCTTGACGTGATGGTTCTTGCAACGGCATTCCTTGCGACCCGTCGCCCTGATATGGAAAACTTCAAGTTGTCCACCGTTGCAAAGACCCTTGGAATCGAGGTGAAAGATGATTCCTTGCACAATGCGATGTATGATATTGACTTGACGAAAGCAATTTTTGATATTGTAACCAATGGCAAGGGGTAAAACGACAACCAAGCCGTGCTTTTCCAATGGTACGGAGTTTATGGCGTGGCAAGACCGAAATTGTTGCCGTTGTGTCAAGGCGGTTTGGTTCAATGAAAAGAAAAACGATTTCCCGGCTTACCGATGTGCGGTGCAAGGGCAAATTGAGGGGCAAGCCGCAGGACTGTATGAGGTCAGCGAAAGAACCTATAATGCAACCCAACAAAATGATTGCCCATATATCAAGACGGAAAGAACGAAGCCAAGAAAGAAAAGCGATGGTTCACCGTCCTTGTTTTGAGAAAAACCGGGTATTTGTAGAACATAAATTTTTCAAGAAATGAACTTTAATGATTTAGCGAACAAAGCACATACCAACGCCGTGAATCACGGATTTTGGAAAGGTAGGTTGAGCAACGAACATTGTTTGATGCTTGTAATCACCGAGGTTGGCGAACTTGTCGAAGCAGACCGAAAGAAGCGACACGCCAAGATTGACCGATTTGTTGAAGATGGCAAAGAGTACCCCGAATTTATCGGTCGTTTTGAAGATTGGATAAAAGACACGGTGGAAGATGAATTTGCAGACATTGCCATTCGTCTTTTCGACCTTGCCGGGGCTTTGGGTGTTGATTTCGACAAGATGAACCCTTGCCGTTATCACCGAGCCTTTGACAAGTTCAACTTTGCCGAAAATGCGTTTGCCTTGTGCAAAGGGCTTGCCCGTGATGTGATAGGAATTGAAAAACGCATTCAATTTGGTGTTGAATATGTCAAGAAGTGGGCGGAATCACTCAACATTGACTTGGGTTGGCATATCGACAACAAAATGAAGTACAACGAAACCCGCCCGATTCTTCACGGAAAGGGTTATTAAACAAGCAAATGCAATGCACTTGCATAACAAATGTAATGCAATGAAACGTGTAAAAATCACCGAGGACAATTTTGTGTGGCACGTCTTGACGGAAGCGGAAGCAAAGCGGGCGTTGGGGCAAGTCGAGGTTTACGCACTTTATGACGATGATTCGGAAGCATTGGTGCAAAGCGAACAAGAAATTGAAGCCGTCATTCGCCGGGGTGCTTATGTCGGTATTGAAGTAGGATTTATTGACGATTCACAAAATTAAAGAATTATGTTACAGTTAGAAGTAATTGGAAATCTTGGCAATGATGCCGAAATTAAAGAGTTTGGCGGCAAGAAGTATGTTTCAATGAATGTCGCACATTCGGAAAAACGAAAAGATGGTGGCGAAACCACCGTTTGGGTGTCGGTTTTTTGGTATGGTGAGGGTGGCTCACTTATGCCGTATCTTAAAAAGGGAACAAAGGTGTTCTTGCGTGGTCGCCTTGTTGCGAAAGCATACGTGGACAAGAACAACCAACCGCAATGTTCCGTGAATGTGTACGCCAACGAAGTAACCTTGTGCGGTGCAAAGACCGAGAACAACGCCAATGCACAGGCACAGCCGACCAATGTTGCACCGACAGCCGCCCCAACACCGGGTGAAGATGATTTGCCATTTTAATTCGTGATGCCTTATGGATTACCGAGTGAGAAAAGAAACCGTTGTTGATTCAATGGAAGTGGTGATGGACGAACAAGCACAAGTGCAATACGTGCCAACATCATTC